ATCTAAGATCGTGGGGTTGATGCGCGAGGGGGGTTTTTTAACATGACATTTCAAACCGTTGGGTACCACATCCTGCAATATCAATGGGTTAGACCCCTAAAAAAGGGGATTGACATTGACAGGATTGGTCTTTTTGCCATGACCCCACTTTTGCCACACCAGCACCAGCTAAGCCATTGATATATGCTATTACAGATTTGTTCTGGACCCGGCTTTGACCCCGCATCTAAACCATCACTCTCTCTTGTGAATAATCAGGCTCGTCGCAGCACTTGACACGTTTGTCTCTCCTCACGCATCTTCCAAGACATGGTGAAAACGCCCAAACGCCTATTGGTCGCCCGTCGGATTAACTCCCGACAAGTGGGTAAGTATGGACGCTTCCATGCCGTCAGCGCGGGCCCTGAAGCCATTGGCGCCTTGTGCGGCGCAATCCCTCGCCTTGGCCCATGGAGCCCGCCCAGACGGCTTAGCGCAGTCGATTGTGTTGGCTGTCGGCGGGTCATGCTATGGGCCGGTGAGACTAAGGCTAGATCGCCCAAGCCGCGCTCGGCGGCGGCTGACGCCATCGTTCGCATGACCCTGCCGGTGGAGCCCAAATGACCCGCTACACCCCAGAGCAGACGCTCAAGATGTTGTGGACGCGCCTCGCGAACGTCGCCAGCGGCGAGGGCGTGACGGTCGAGGAGCTGGCGCAGCGCACTGACGAGCAAATCATACGCCTGCCGAACATGGGCAGGCTGATGCTGGCGACGCTGCGCGAGCGCTATCCCAGCCCGCCGTCACGCCGGGCCACAGACACGCTCGCCGTTGTCAACCAGTTGCTTGGGGAGAGGCAGGCGAGGCAGGAGGCGAAGGACGAGGTGCGCGCGGCGCTGAAGGGGCTGGTCGATAAGCTTGATGAGATTGCCGCTCATCCGGCTTTCAAAGGGGTGTGGACCCTCTATCATGTCCATGGCGGGGTGTATGACGGCCCGAACTGGGTCGAGGCGCTGGAGCGCGCTAGGAAGGCTCTAGGGGGATGATCCAGTTTCGTCGCAGGACATGGTTGGAGCGCATTCAGCGCTTGGTCCCGGCTATCCGGCGGCGCCAAGACGCCGATCTGCGCGCTGCGATCAAGCGGCTGGTCGAAGACCCCGACTTGCCGTGCGAAATCGAAGGGAAATACATTCCAAACGGGCGAGGAGGCTGAGCATGTCGATATTGAGCACATTGGCGCTGGTGGTGATCCCGCTGGTGCGGCCAAAGAAGAAGAACGCTCTTGAGGCTGAGCTTGAGCGGCAGCTCACGGAAGCGAGGGCCGAGCGCGACCTGTGGCGGGCGGAGTGTCTGGCGGTGCGCGAGAAGCTGACCAACGCGACAATCGAGAACATCCACCTGACCAGCGCGCTCAAGATGCAACCCGGCTCGGAGCCAAAGGCTATCGAATGGGCTGATTGCACATGCACGCCTGACAGGGCCGAGGCTTTGAAGAGAGGAGAGTGAGATGTCGCTGCTGAGCACGATGCTGGCGTTTGTGGCGCTGCCGCTACTGAAGCGTCCCGACGAGGACAAGGAGAAGATCGCCGAGCTGGAGCGTGAGAAGCAGGCGCGGGTCAAGGATTACGAAGTCTTGACCGAGCGCTACAACGCCTTGCGCAACCGCCTCGACGAGGAGCGGGAGCGCGGGGTTCTTGATCGCGCGCAGACGCGGCATTGGCGCTCGCAGTCCGACTATTGGCAGCGGGCGTACAGCGAGTTGGCGGCGCCCAACCACTGGGGCGACAGTCAATTGTCGCACCAGCAGCAGCACCAGCAGCAGCAGCAGCACCAGCAGCAGTATCATCAGTATCATCAGGGGCAGCAAGCGCTCCAGAACCCGGTGGGGCAGCAGCTCAGCGCCCAGCAGCAACTGGGCTGGCTCGACTGCACTTGCGTGCCCGGACGCTCCGAGGCGCTGCTCGGCGAAAGGCGCGACCTCTACCCCCGCACGCTGTGGTGACGAGCCGCGATGACCGACCGTCACCGGGTTTACATCAGCGTCGCCATCCTGCTGGCTGGGGCGTTGGTGCTGCTGGTCTACTGGGTGGTGACGTGATGGGAGCGAACCTGAGAGGGTCGTGGACGCCCGGGTGGCTGGAAGCGCTATGGCGGCCTCACCCTGACTTCGTCGGGCCTGTAGCGCCTCCCATGTGGCTCTGGGTGCAGGATGAGGAGAAGCAGCGGCTATGGCGGACCAAGGTAAATCTCGACCCGGCCCCAGAGAGGTCGCCGAGGTCTGCGGGCTCGCCAATCAGGTGATCGAGGTCTTGGACAGGTGCGAGCACCCGCTGAGCATCATCCGGGCGCTGGAACTGGTCACTGCGACCTTCTGCGACAATGCGCCGACCAAGGATGACGCGCTGCTGATTTCGCGCGGCATCGCCAAGCACGTCGAGCTGCTGATCGTCCAAGGCGGGCGGGCGAAGCAGACCATGGGGACCATGCAATGATCGCCGGGGCTTAGCTCATATTTTTCTGATTATTGACCAATTTCAGCCAAGTCGATCAACCGCACTTTTCACCAAAAATCCCCACCAATTAAGGCATGTAAATAGCCTAGGATCGCCTAGGAAGCTCACTGAGTGGGGGGTTTTGTAGCAGAGCCTGCGACACCGGGAATTGAAGGAAGGCCACTCAGCGGGCTTCCCTGTCAATTTAGCCTTTTTAATTCACACGCGAAAAATGTGGGCGTTTAGGTGGGTAAAACGGCCCCCGTCACTCACCGAGCTATCGCCCGCCATACGGCTGCGGTCGATGGTGACGCCCGCTGCCGTAGAATTGCAGGCGAAGGGACTGTGTCAGGGGGCCACGCACGGCCTATCCCTCTTTCGAGCCGCACGGTCGCAGGCTGGCATGGGTGGGGGCTTGAGCGCAAGGCGCAAAAAAAGAGGGCCACAGAGGCCCCCTTTCTTGCGCATTGGGTAGTGGGTCACTCAGGCGGCTTGGCGGCGACCTTGAGCGCCTTGAGCCAGCGGCGCTTGGCTGCTCGCCGGTCGTTGGCGCGCTGCTGGCGGATGAGCCGGTTGCGCTCCTTCTGCGCCTCGCTCGGGCGCCACTGGCGGGTCGCGGCCATCAGAGAACCTCCTCGCTGTTGATCACCTCGCCAGCAGCCTTGAAGTCGGCCGCGTTGACGCGCCCCTGCTTGAACAGCACGCGCAGAACCAAGTCGGCATCCATGCACTCGTGGACGGCGATCAGCTCGGCGACCGTCTCGGGCTCGACCTCAACGCTGTTGGCAAGGATCGCGCGGCCCTCGGCGCTCATGCTCCTGACGTAGCTGTAAGCCGTGGCGTTCACGATGCGGATGGTCGAGCCGTTGTCGGAGAAGCGCGTTCCTTCATCGAAGGTTTTGGCGCCGGTCCAATCGGTCTTGCGCCCGTCCTTCGCTGGGTTGGCGACCGTAGCGGTCAGTTGGATGATGCGGGTGGTGGGACGCGGCGCCTCGTCGAACTCAACCAAGCTGTCACCCTTGGCGTCCCAGACGCCGTAGCGGTCGCCGTGAAGGTGCAAAATGCTATGGTAGTGATCGTGCGCAGCGAGGGCGATTGCCTCGGACTTGGTGAACTCTCTCATCTCACGTCTCCTAAGCTTGGGCGGGTCACCGGACCCTCCTGACGCCAAAGGCCCGCTGAAGGAGCGGGCCTGAAGCACGGTGTTGAGGGGCTCTCACCAGCGGGGGCGCGGCTCGCCGTAGCAATCGGCTTCGAAGCAAGCCAGCGAATGCTCCGCGTCATCATCCCAAGCGTCCGAGCCGTAGACCGGATCGCAGGGGAGCCAGCGAACGGGCTGGGTATCCGGGTTATGGTCGAGGGCCGCGAGAACTTCGCGCATGGTCGCCTCATCGTCGCTGATCACAAGCCCGGCCCCTTTGCCGATGTCCGCCAGCGACCAGCGGTCGCCGCGCTCGGAGGTGGCGATGATGACGGAATACTCTTCCCAGACCTGAACCGGGCCGTCCTCGGTGTTGCGGGTGGCGCTGAAACCGTCGCGGGCGATATCGATGTTGAAATTCATAGCTGCCTCCAGATGGGCGTGAATTCTGCCCGCACTGTTTGTCGCACATTCTGCGACATCGGTCAACGACATTCGTACGACGTGGACGGCTCCCCTTTTCTCTTGTCGCGGGCTGAGCTATGAAGGGCGCGAGGCGTCGGGACCACCAAGGGCTAATTGAGCCATGGCCAATATCACTGGTCTTGCTGTCGGCCGTCTCGCATCGACTTGGACCAACGCCTTCCAAGCCTCGGACCTCACCGCCCTCACCAACGGCAGCACGATCCTGTCGAGCCTCACGGCGTTCGCAAATGATGGCGCGGGCAATTACGACCAGCTCTGCAAAGTCTCGATGAAAGTGTCCATCACCACGGCATCCCTCCTCGCGGGAGCCTGCGTCACCATCTGGGCGGCCGAGCAACTGGACGATCTGACCACCTTTGGCGATGGCGGGCTCACCGCTGGCACCCAAGCCACCTACACCCCGCCATGGGAGCCGCTGTGCGTGATGGCGGCGTACCCGAGATCAACGGCCTTCGTTTACCTCGCCAAGAGCAACCTCTTGCTGCCGCCTTCGACGTTCGTCCTCGCTCTTCAGAACAATTTGGGCGTCACCATCAATTCCGGCACCGTAAAAATCCTGACGGGCGACATCAACACCAACGCGGCTTAATCGCGATGGCTCGCCTGATCGCACCGCCGCATGTTTTGACCCGGTATCGCTATCCCGGCGGCCAAGCGCGGCTCAATCGCAACCATATCCTCTATGGCCCCAAGTTGCGGCTGGCGGCTCTCGCCCTGCCGGGAAGTCTAAACACCGGAAACGCCGCTGGGGGCGGCTGTTTTTATGATTATGTTACAAACAAAGTAAGCGCTATTGGAAGCGTCAACGTCAGTCATTCGGTTATGACCCCAGTAGGCCCGGCGATTTATCCTACTACGGCATCGACGTTTGCTGCTCATTGGCCTGCTATTCCTGAGACAATGAACGAACTCACGATGGGGTGCATCGTTCAAGTCAGACAGGATAGCGCCGGTACGCAAAACATGATTTCGTATGGCGCGAATTGCCTGCTGAGTATCTATAGCGATCCGCTATTTATTTGGTTTATGAACGGCGGCAAGGTAAATCTAACCTTCGATGTTCAGCCGCAGCTCCCGCAGGACGGGCATTGCTATTTCTACGCCATCTCCTACAGCACGGCCGCCGGGTCGAGGGCGACGATGGTCGTCAATGATCTCACCTCTGGGGTGATGTCAGTCAGCACGCATTCCTCGCTGAACGCCCTCGCGGCAGGGACGAGCTATACGATGCTGACCGAGGGCGCAGGCGGCGTCCCGCACAATAGAGAAGCAATGGGCTTCATCGCCGCTAAATTTCTCAACACCAAACAGTTGGTCGATTTCGCCAGCAACCCTTGGGACTTGGTTTACGAGCGCCGTGTTGACCGGATAATCGCTCTGTCGAACATCCGAGGCCCCAGCGGCGGCCCGGCGGCGCCCACCAATACCGGCGCCCCGGTCATCACCGGATCGGCAGGCCCCGCGCCCACCACCCTCACCGTTAACCCTCTGCCCGGCGGCACTTGGAACGGCTCGCCAACCGGCTACAACTACCAATGGAAGCGCAACGGCATCAGCATCGCTGGCGCGGTCGGCCCGCTCGCCACCTCCTACACAACCGTCGCCACCACCGATTTCAACGCGCAAATTGGCGTCATCGTCACTGCGACCAATGCGGGCGGCTCGGGGACATCGCCGATCAGCAACCAGATCACCGTGACGGCGCTGCCGGTGCTCCAGTCGAGCCCCACCCTCTCGGGCTCGCAACTGGTGACGCCGGGCGCCACGACCACCATCCATTGCGACCATGGCAATTGGCTGTACTCGCCGACTTATTCCTACGTGTGGAAGGGCAATGGGATCACCATCACCAGCGCTCCCAATTCGCCGGATTTCGTCGCCGACAACTCTTATGTGGGCACCACCCTGACTTGCGTCGTCACCGCGACCAACGCAGCCGGGCCAGTAACCGCAACAGCCACTGCGGGCATCACCATCACGTCAGGGCTCGGCCCGCCGCCGACTATCCTCGTGCAGCCCCAGATAACCGGCCTCTCGCAAGTGGGCTCGACCCTGCATTGCGACGGCGGCTCTTGGACCGGCTCGCCGACGCTTTCCTACAACTGGAAGCGGAATGGGACGGTCCCGGTCGGGACCGACTCATCTAACTACCAGACCCATGATCCCAACGACACCAACTCCAATATTGGCTGCGTGGTCATCGGCACGAACACCCAAGCCTCGGTGACCTCGCAGCTCAGCAACCAGATCTTGGTGACGCCGCTGCCGGTGGTCGGCACCCTGCCTGCGACGCTCAATATCGGCATCATCGCCTTGCCGCCGCCCTCGACGCTGCAAGCCGTGCAAGTGCAGGACAGCACTGGCGCTTGGGTGACCATCGGGACGATCAACCCCGCCACCCACATATTCACCCCTATCAGTTGACTTTGTCGCAGTAACTGCTACACCGTCGTACGACGCAGGATCATCTGCGTCACGAAGGGAGCAGTTCCATGAACGCCATTACCCCAGCCAAAGACCCCACCAAGACCACCTATCTCAGCTTGGTTCAGGCCTACGACTACCTCAACGCCGAGCTGTTCGGCGGCAAACTGCCGACGTGCCTCGTCACCCTCCAGCGCAAGGCAAACTGCGGCGGATATTTCGCCGGGGCGCGCTTCAAGACCCGCGACGGCAAGGCCCACACCGACGAGATCGCGCTGAACCCATCCCATTTCGAGAAGACCGATACGACCTTCATCCTGTCGATCCTCGTCCACGAGATGGTGCATCTGGAGCAGTACCACACCGGCAAACCCGCCAAGGGCGGCTACCACAACCGCGAATGGGCGGCGTGGATGCACCGCGTCGGCCTCAAGCCGATCAGCGTCGATCAGCCGGGCAAGGAAGTCGGCAACAAGGTCACCCACCAGATCGTCAAAGGCGCGGCCTTCGACGTGGCGTGCGCCAAGCTTCTGCGTCAGGGCGTGGTGATCGACTACGTCGAGGCGTGGACGACCGAGGGCCGGGCCAAGGCCAAGAAGAAGGCCGCGTCCAAGACCAAGTACTCCTGCCCGGCGTGCGACGCCAACGCATGGGCCAAGCCCGACGCCAACCTGATCTGCGGCGACTGCGACGAGCCCATGAAGGCGGAGGAGGCGTGATGGTGGTCCCGACCGTACACCTCAACGGGAGCGCCAAGCAGGCGCTCCTCGACGGCTACATCCACGCGCTGGATGCCCTGCGCGCGGCGCGGGACGCCCTTGGCGCCGCCGCGCCCAACCCCCGCGACTACTACGTCCAAGGCGGGCTGGCGGGCTTCCAAGCCGCCAAGGAGCACGCCGCCCGCTACCAGACCCTTACCAACCTGATCCGCGAGATCGAAACCATTGCCGAGAAAGTGAGTGACCAATGAGCAACCTTGAAACCATCGCCAGCATCACCTTCCCGGCTAAGGAGATCATCCAACAGGGTTCGTGGGGCGAGCGCAGCCTCGGCCGTCACGCCTCGACCATGACGCTCTACAGGCAGGGCGCTGACGTATTCCTTGAGTGGGACTTCCCGAGCCTTGAGACGACCGAGACGATTGGGCTCGGGCTGGAGGGCAAGCGCATCGTGGACTACGACGGCGTCATGTCCTTCCCGCGCCCAGCCTACAAGTGGCTGCGCTCGCTCGGCTACGTCATCTCGCGAGACATCATCTAACCGCTTGCGTGTTGTCGCAGTAGGTGCTACATGGGGCTGGGGTCAAACCCGGCCCCTAATTCATTCGGCACACTACCGAGGACAACATGACCATCTCAGTTTCGAAGGAAGGCGCTCTCTGGATCGTACGCTCGGCGTTCTCCGACAAAGACCTCGTCAAGGCCGCAGGCGCCCGCTGGAACCCCGACCGCAAGGTCTGGTGGACCGACAAGCCGGAAGTCGCTGAGCGCCTCGCGCAGGGCGACGCCGCAGCCGTCGCCGCCATCAACGCCGACCGCCTCGCCAAGGCAGCGCGCGATCAGGCCTCCATCGAGGCGAGCCGCGCCGCGACCGCCGACATCGCCGTCCCGGCCCCGCAGGGGCTCAGCTACCTCCCGTACCAGCTCGCTGGCGTCGCCTACGCGCAGGCCCGCACCGACACGCTGATCGCCGACGAGATGGGCCTCGGCAAGACGATCCAAGCCTTGGGCCTCATCAACACCGACAAGTCTGTCGCCAACGTGCTGGTGATCTGCCCGGCCTCGCTCAAGCTCAACTGGGCGCGCGAGGCCAAGAAGTGGCTGACCCGCCCGCTCAAGGTTTCGATTGCCAACGGGACGATGAACCCGGGCGGCTTCGTGATCATCAACTACGAACAGGTCGCCAAGTACCGCGCCGTGATCGACGCCACCCCTTGGGACTTGCTGATTTGCGACGAGGCCCATTACCTGAAGAATGGCAAGGCGAACCGGACCCAGATCGTCCTCGGCCACTGGGACCGCGACCCGAAGCTGGTCGTCAACCCGATCCGCGCCCGCCGCCGGGTGTTCCTGACTGGCACGCCGATCCTCAACCGGCCAATCGAATTGTGGACCCTCGTCCACGCGCTCGACCGCAAGGGGCTCGGCGCCAACTGGAAGGGCTTCGCCATGCGCTACTGCGCCGGGCGCCAGAGCCGCTACGGCTGGGACGTGACCGGGGCCTCCAACTTGGACGAGCTACAGGCCAAGCTGCGCGCCTCGATCATGGTCCGCCGGATGAAGGCCGATGTCTTGACCGAGCTGCCCGCCAAGCGCCGTTCGGTCATCGCCTTTCAAGCGCTGAGCGCAGCCGAAAAGGCAGCGGTCGAGCATGAGGCGGAAGTGGCCCGCGCCGCCGAAGACAAGCTGGCCAAGCTGCGCGCCCGCGTCGAGGAAACCCGCACTTGGAACGACCCCGCCGCCTACAAGCGGGCCGTCGAGGAGCTGAACCAAGGCAACATGGCGGCTTTTGCCGAGACGGCCAAGGTCCGCCACGAGGTCGCGCTGGCCAAGGTCGATCAGGTCATCGCCCACGTCGAAGACTGCCTTCAGAATGGCCAGAAGATCGTCATCTTCGCGCACCATCACGACGTGATCGACCAGATCGAGAAGGCGTTCGCGAGCTACTGCGTCGTCAAGCTTGACGGCCGGATGAACCTCAAGGACCGCGACGCAGCGGTTACCCGCTTCCAGACTGATCCGGCTTGCCGCGTATTCATTGGCGGCATCCAAGCGGCAGGCGTCGGCATCACCCTCACCGCAGCCAGCCACGTCGTGTTCGCCGAGCTGGACTGGGTTCCCGGCAACCTCTCGCAGGCCGAAGACCGCTGCCACCGCATCGGCCAGACCGACAGCGTCCTCGTCCAG